CCTGCGTAACTATGGAAAAAGAGCACACTCCTATTGCTCGTATGGCTACCTGTCGTCTTGATACTAAAAAGATGAAAGCCTTTGATTTTGTAAAGTATCCAGGCATAGACCAGAAGCGCCCTGAAAAAAACTGGTCTGTCCCTTATGAACCTAACCCAAACTTTGATTTTATCTATGGCCCTAACGCAACTATAAAAAACAATGTTTTAACTACTCATATGACAGAAAATGAAAACATCTCTGCTCTAAGAGGTAACACTAATCTTATTAAATTAGAGGATGGAACATATCTAGGAGTTGTCCATAGAATGTTTGGAAAGGCAGAAACAATATGGGTGCAACAAACTTTCGGGACAGTTAACGGATACATTAGAAGATATGTACACTACTTTGCTCAATATGACAACTATGGAAAAATTATTGCCATATCTAAAGGATTTAACTTCTTTCATCACGGTGTGGAGTTTGCTGCTGGTCTTGTAGAGCATAAAAAAGACTTACTCATATCGTGGGGAAAAAAAGACATTTCATCACATATTGCCTCTATCCCAAAAGCAACCATTCTCAAATCACTACTACCACTTGAATACTAAAATTTACATATGAGCGAAACTGTCTACGACACCGAAACAAACACTCGTCTGTCACATGAAAGCGGTGATCACGACAGGTTTGCTCACTATGTTGAAAAAGGAGAAGTAACAGAGGCTTTAGTAAATGGGTGGCCTGTTATTGCTCTCTGCGGAAAAGTATGGGTTCCCTCTCGTGACCCTAAGAAGTACCCAGTGTGCCCTACCTGTAAAGATATACACGCTGAGATGGGAGATGTTAGTGGGAGTGATTGATGAAACAAATAAAATTCTTACAGCCTTAGACCGTTGCGATAGGTGCATCGCTCAGGCGTACTACATGGTTGCCTTAAAAAACGGAGACCTGTATTTCTGTCGTCATCACTTTGCTAGGTATGAAGATGACCTTATGGATATTGCTATAGATATTTATGACGAATCAGATAGTCTAGAAACTAAACAAGAACCAGTTTTGGATAAGGCATAGTCTTATATCTAAGTTTGTTTAGTAACTCTTTCTTTCTTCGCTTGTCGCAGTTGAAGTATATGTATCTATGCTTACGAGGTCTTTCAACAAAAGTAACATTCTCTGCCCCAAACTTTTCAACAACCTGAGCATTAGTCAATCCGTTTGCGTATGTAGCGTGGTGCATATTTTCTTTGCCAACAACCTTAGGGTCCTTAAACTTTGCCGATAGCCCTGTATAAATAAAGTTTGCTGCTTGGTAAATATAACCAACGTGCCCCTGAGATGTATCAGCAAAGGAAACAATAATTTCTCTATCTAACAACTTCATAGAGTTAGCCACTAAATAACTTTCTCCATTTTTAGCGACCTTATCATCAACCCACAAACGATTTAGTTCATAGACATTTCGTGCTTCTTCTGGGCCACAGATTCCTTTGAGCAGCGTAGAAGAGGGGCTGACTCCATAAGTAACAACTCCCACCACCTCCCCACTCTGTATGTCAATCAATCCATACGCATGGGACACAGGGCATTTTCTATGTAGGTAGTGTTTTTCAACAACAATATCCATAGCCTCTTTGTAAGAGATAGGCTTTATAGAATATGTTTCTTTAAGACTCATCTTCAGCCAGAACCGCTTTGATTCTCGCTTCAGCAAGAGCAACATACTCTTTGCTCATTTCAATTCCAATAAAGTTGAAGTTATCTAGAACCGCTGCTTTGCCAGTAGAGCCTGACCCAGTAAATGGGTCAAGCACTGTTCCACCAACAGGTGTAACCATTTTTACGAGATAGCGCATAAGCGCTGTTGGCTTTACTGTTGGGTGATTATTTTTCCGAAGGTTAACGCCACGATTGCGAGGATTATCCCCACCAGGATTGCCTTCTTTGCGAGAGTCATCAGTCTTTTTCGGTTCAAAATCTTCTAACCCCTCATTTCTATCTTTAGAGTTTGCCTTAGCACAGTAAAAGAAACGAGCAGCAGAGCCGTCATCTCCCATAACTCTTGCTTGGTTTGGTTTGTCTTTATGTGTTCCACCATCAGCAAAAGCACCAATGTCACTAGTGCCACGCTTGGAAGGATAAACTCCGCCTTTAGAACGAGGAAACAGTTCAACAACTTCTTCGTCTCCATCGTGGATAAAGTTTGCTGGAAACCTTCCTTTGTTATTTATTTCTTGCTCATACTCTGGCTCAACTTTTTGTCCAAAGCCAGACCACTCTTCTAACTTGTTGACAGGAATGGCTTCTCCAGGAACTCGTGATTCATCAATATTGATGCCACCCACTCCCCACTTCAAAACATTGTTTACAACTGTTCCATCTACAGGTTTGCGTGCCATAACAATTGGCTCGTGTGCTGGCTTGAGAGCAGTGCCCCAACCTTCCCACTTCAGTGCTTCTTCAGTTGAAGGTTTTGTTATGTAGTCTGTTTTTCCAACAGTTCCTGATTCAAAAAGAGTATTGTCTTTTGTAGCATTTTCTCTGCTGTTAGGGTTTCTACCAACAACTTCTCGTTCTGCACCAAACTTTTTATCTATCGCTTTATCAATAGCCATTGACTTAGGAAACCCTGAGCCATAGACCCACATAATTTGGTCGCGGATTTCAAAGTTAGCCTCTTCAATGGCACAAGCCATACGGTGATATGTTCGTGAACCGCCAAAAACTAATATGTATCCACCAGGTTTTAGAACTCTATAAACTTCTTTAGCCCACTCTGTAGACCACTTTTGAAACTCCTGCATTTCAAATAAACCACGAGAGAATCTAATTCCGTGATTAAAGCCTTTATCGTGAAAGATTCCGTTTGTTGATTTGTCAGTTACACTAACAACTTCCGAGTTTTTCCAAGGAGCGTCCCACTCTTTTCCCATAAACTCAAGACCATATGGCGGGTCTGTAACCACAGAATCAACACTATTTTCTGGAAGAGTCTTTAGAACCTCGATGCAGTTTCCTTGAAGAATATTGTACATAGCCGAATCTTAACAAAGGTTAGTACCTTTGCTATATCGACACGCTTAACCCTAAAGTTTATTCATCAACCATACAAAAATATAGACAGCAACAACCCTTATAAAAACTCTTCCAGCAGCAGCGCCTATAGAGGTTTCTTCTTCGGAGTCTTGTTCTTTATTTTGGCTTGACAAGACTGTTTCCTACGAATGTGTAGGTACCAATATGGCTAAGGTTTGTGTTTACATCTAAGTAAATCTTTCCACCTAATTCTTGCCATCTACGACAGAAGGTGTAATCTTCACTGAGGTAACGCTTATCAGAGTCAATCATTGTGTCAAAGAGCGCATAACGCTTTCGCTTTTCTAATTCTTCTGTCATATCTTTATCACTGTAATACATTGTGTCTGGATAGGCTTCCATCATTTTTTCAAGGACATGACGCTTCATCAACATAAAACCAGTCCCAGCATCATAAACTTCTAGAAGACCATTTTTGATTTGAACATCTACTTGCTTGCCCACCATTTCTGGGTCTGGCTTGTGAACATTGATTACATACATTGCCGCTTCTTTAGCAGCATCCTGGGCAGCAATATCAGAATATCGAGCCTTATCTACTACAGATTCCCAATTCAAAGTCTTGAGTGGGTACGCCCCAACAACAACATCTTGGTCAGCAAGTAGCATACGAACAATTGATTTAGGGTCGAACTTAATATCTGCGTCAATAAACATCATATGTGTGGCTTTAGTGTTTTGTAGAAAAGCATGAACAAGTTCATTTCGTGCTCTTGTTACAAGACTTTCATTAGCAATAGTTGCGTATCCAACGCCGATTCCATACTGAGCACAGACACCAGACAAAGTAAACATTGCTTGGGCATATGCTTCAGTTACTACTCCGCCATAGCAAGGAGTACAAATAACAAGAGTTACGTCTTTTAGTTTTTCAAAACGAGGGTCTTGGGGCTTATCTTGCTCTTTAGTTTGTTTTGTCGCCATAAGCAAAACCTTAGCAGGTGGTAATAAAAAATGCCACAAGAGAATATGCGTGTCTATTACGAAAATACAAATCTGTGTTACATATAAAAAGTCAGGAAAGTACCCTGATTTGCCTACTTTGTAAAGTATCTGTACTCTTATCTTTATGACGACAAAGGAGAGAAACACAATGACAAATACTTATGTAAAAGTTAATCATAAGTTGCCACAGGAAGTAGTTGATACTTTTACAAAAATTGGTGAAGACACACTTAAACGAAACGCTTACATCCGAATTCTGAGAAAAAGTGAGTGGAGCCTTCAATCTATTGCTGACGCAGTAGGTGGGCTAACTCGTGAGCGAATCCGACAAATTGTTAGTGGTTCTTACGATGGATCAGATACAGCAGAAAGTTTGATTTCTTCTTCTGAATTTATTGTTCCAACCCCACCACTCAAGCCAGTAAAAGAGCCAAAGGTTTATGTAGAGCCATCAGCCGAGACTCTCAAGAAACTACTTGAACTACAACCTCTTGCTCAGCAGGTTCGCTCGCACTCTCCTAAGTTTCGTAAAGAAGCCGAGGAGTACACAGCGTTGCTCAACCATGCTTACACAGTTGAAGGCGTAAGTCTTTATAGACTTGCTAAACGACTTGGAGTTACTCACGGCTCACTACGATTCCGTATGGCTCGTTATGGATACCTAACAGGCCATAAATCAAACAGCACTTGCTATCGACCAATCTTGGAGAAGAATAGATATGTCCTCCAGTCTTGAACCTAAATATGGTTGGGGCCATGAAGATTTCAAAAAACAATTGGCTACTCAAATTGAGCAGTTAGAAATTGATTACAGTTGGACACCTAAGGAAGTTCTTAGGTATGTAGCACGACTAATTAGAGAACTTTAGTTCCCTCCGTCACAGATTAGGCTCCCTTCGGGGAGCCTTTTCTGTTGTAAACTATAAAAGTGCAAAGACTAGACAGAGAAGCAATACAAGAAGCACAAAAAGAAAAAGAAGAACTTGATAAACTAAGTATCCAAGACCTCTGGGAGAGGCTTGATTTACTCGTTCCAAAAGACTAGTTTTAGGATTTGACAGCCTAAACAAAAAAAGATAGCCTCTACGCAATGCCAAAAAGACCTAATCTAAAATGCTCTAAATGTAAAAAAACTATTAAATACTCTAAATGGGGATACTACGACGGAATACTTCGTATTCGCCTAGAAGGCGGTTACGCCGAGTTTGTTGACGATATTGTTTTCTCAAGAAGAAGTAAAGTTAGTCTTCCTCTTTATCACTATCTTTGTCATCATTGTGCACACGAACTGATGAACTGGCTAACTGTGCCAGAGTCAGATATAAAAAATTGGCACCCTCTCGATTCAACTGAGCCTCTGTGTAACGGCTGGGAATCTCCTTACTCATCTTCTGATTGATGCTTACTGCTAAAGAATTCCATACCTTCAGGAGTTGCTGAGAAGTGAGCGTTTAGGTTTTCGTCATACTCAATCTTGACAAGATTCAATTCATACAAAGACATCAAATTATCATTTACACCAGACATTATCTCTTCGTACAATTCTGGCATTACTTCCTTCATTACTTCAAAGTTGTAGGTATAGGTGACTTCGCCATCTTCATCAAAGCCCTCTTCCTGAAGGATACACATTTCAATGAGATAGTCAACGAAAGCATCTTCGTCATCAAACTCCATGTCAATGGGCTCGTCGTTTTCCATAGGACAATAATAAGATGTAAACTACACCTATGATTTATGCACGCTTTAGACACGAAGATTCTGATGTATATGTATACCTAAATCCCAAAGGCATTGTCTGTGGGATGTGCTATTTTGGGGACGACCTAGACCTGAACTACCTAGCAGAGACAACCCAAGAAATGATTGACCATCTCAAGGCCCACCAAAAAGCAGGACAAACTGTCCCTACCTCAACCTTTGACACCCTCTTCCTAGACAATCCCTTCCCCCCAAAAACCGCCACTTCCGATTAGTACGGACCTAGAGCGCGGAAAAACCAACTTTCTATTGTAGAGTGGACACATGACAACACGAGTTCTTATCTTGGCAGCAGGGGATGCAACTCGTTGGCAAAACCATCGCGGAACTCCTAAACATAGACTTATTATTGAAGATGAAGTTCTTATTGAAAGAACTGCTAAACAGTTTCTTAAATACACGAACGACGTTGTTACAGTTGTCCAAAAAAACGCACATCAAGTAGAGGGTTGCTCTATGTACGTTCCAGGGCAGAGTAGAAATCTCAAAGACATGGCTAAGTTTATGTCTTCACAAACTATTTGGTCTGATGATAGAACAGTTCTTGTTTTTGGTGATGTCTACTTTACAGATGAAGCAGTAGAGACAATTATGTCTGACACACAGCAATGGCGCTTTTACCTACGCAAAGAGGCTTCTGAAATAACAGGAAAACCTTGGCGAGAGATATTTGGAATTTCTTTTGATGCTTCTTTCAATGAAGATATGAATACAGCAATACTTCGTGTAGTTTCTAAAAATACTGCTTTTAGTGCAGGTGGCTGGCATCTATTGATGGAACTTTTAAGAACTGAAGATAGAGACAAACTATTTACTACAGATGACCACATCAACATTGATGACTGGACAGAAGACTTTGATTTTCCAAAAGACCTTGACACCTGGGAAGAGAAGAGGATGGCGTGGCTAAAAAAGCAAAAGAAAGCAAAAAAGTGAAGGAACCTAGCGAAGATGTACTTCGCTCAAGGGGGTATATGACAACCGATGAGTTTGTAGACACTCTTGTTCCAGGCCTTAAGGAGTATTTACATAGCAACTGGTCTTATGCAGGTAGGAGTGAACTTCATCATCCAGAAGACCTTATTTCTAATGTCGCCTCTTATGTAGAGGTTGCCTTCCGAGTTATTGGTGATTTCGGGGTTGCCGAGAAGAAAAAGCCTTAAGTGAATGAGGCTGAAGTGGACGGAAGAACGCTCTCGTAGATTTTGGGAGAAGGTATATATAGATGAAGATGAAGATGATTGTTGGCACTGGATTGCTGCTGTAAGCAGTAGCGGTTACGGAGTCTTTGCCTACCAAAAGAAAAAACTACTTTCTGCTCATAAAGTTTCCTGGGCGATTGCTTATAACAACTACAAACTCTCTAGTAGCAAGATGCACGTTATGCATACTTGCGACAATAAACTTTGCGTCAATCCTTCTCATTTAGTTCTTGGTACTCCAGCAGAGAATGAGCAGATGGCTATTGAAAGAGGAAAGCCGACTATTGGAGATATTGTTGGCAGACCAATCCTTAATACTTACTGTAGACATGGTCATTTACGAACACCAGAGAACACAATTACTAAATCAAAAAAAGGAATTAGATATCCAGTTTGTTATCCGTGTTATCTAAAATGTAATCGAGAGTCTAAGGCTCGTGTCTCAAAAGAAAAAAAGGCAGAGTATATGCGGACTTACAGAGCAAAAAAGTCTAGTCTTGCTCAAAAGAAATAAAAGGTCTTGAAGTATAGATGTCGTTTGCTTCAGCAACCTCTAGCGCTTCTTGCCAATTAGCACCTACACAAAGCGCACCTATTGCATACTTTGAGCCACTACCAATTCCATAAATACCGTCGTCCCTCAAACTAACAGTGCAGGTTGTATCTATCTCATAGATAGTTCCACGAACAGCAATCAAAAACAAAAAGCCAGCCTCTTTATCATTTTTATCTGGCTCATAGCCTTTTTCTTTGAGACAAGCCTTGATGCTTGGGGCAACCTTTGAAACTACAAAGTTGTACATATCTTTCTTGCGAGGAGGCTTTGGAGGCTCCCATAGGTGCTGGATGATGTCGCAAGCGTCAGCATCCCCTGAGCCAGCAATTAGATACTCACCACGCTCAACAATCTTCTTTACTTTGTCATGCACATACGGACGACCAGTTTCCCCTGTTGTTTGCGAGTCGCAAGCCAGCACGCAGTAGCCAGCCCCCTGAATCCCAATTACCGTCGTCATAGCCCCAACCTTACCCTAAAACACCCCCTACCCCTTTCCTAACCCTCCTAAACCCCATCCTTTCGGCTTCTTCGGTTTACGGACCTAGAGCGGGAAAAATTGAACTTTTCATTGTATAGATGTATTCTCATAAAATGATACTTAACAGGCCCAATTCAGTCATAATCAAATTGGTTCTAGACGACATTATTGTTATTTCTGGAAGAGCAGACACATTAGTAAAACTAAAAGAAACTAGTCAAAACACAGAAAACTATCAAAAGGGTGTTGATGGCAATTATTTACTTCCAAACTACGAGGCTTATAGATTAGCCTTTGCTGCTGAAAGAGCAGTTTCTTATTTACTTGAACTACCTTGGAATGAACTTTACGCTAACCGTCATCACTACGCATATGGTCGAATTGTTTCAGATGTTGGATTAAATGTAGAAGTTCGCACTATGCGAACAGACTTTAGGGTCCCAGTCAAACCATATGAAAGAGATGGCTTGATAATTTATGGATGCTCTGTAAGCGATGATTTAGAGTGGGTAGAAGTTTTTGGCTCAATCACTTCCGAAGAAGCAAAAAACCCTAAGTATTATGTAGAAGACCCAACCTTCACGGGCTATCGTGTACCCCTAGAAGACCTAACCCCACCTCCCCCACCCCCTGCTTGGTTAGCAGTCATCTCCCAATAAGGGACCTAGAGCGCAAAGATTTGACTTTTTTATTGTATAGGAGTATCTTAAGGCTATGACTACAAAAACTATTGACTCAACCACGTTCTACAACATCATTGACGAACTCTTTGTTTGCTGCGACGAGCATCAGTTCCGCTACTACTGCAAAGCCCATCAAGAACGAATGGAATGTCAGTTCTGTTCTTTTGACCCTTATTCAAAGTGTGACTGTAGTGAGTAAAGTAATGTCAGCAAATCGAGTAGTTATCTGTCCAGAGTGTAAGAAAGAAGTTGAAGTCCGTTCGGGCTTTGCTCACCATACCCTTGCACGACATATGAAAGAGCATAAGAAGTGAAGAAGGCTTGCGTATACGCTTTAGTTTTAGAGTCTTCACCTGAAGACTACAGATATATAGGACGCACTATTGAAACTCTTCATAGAAGGTTATCTAAACATATTTCAGAGACAAATGTAGGAAACCAAACTTATGTTTATAGATGGATAAGAAAATCTATTGCTCAAGG